CGATTTTAATTTAGCTGAGAAGTTTCTTCTTGTACGCGACATATAATGAACCCTCTTTCTGATTTTCAGTATAGCAGATTCATTATAATCGTGTTCAGAAAATGTCTTGATTTATGGTACCATTATAATGCCGCGCAAGTCTTTAGAATGAACTTCATACGTCATCCGATCATTTGTATAAGCAAGTGTTGCATAAGCTTTACTATCTATAACAGTAGCGCCGGCACTAATTCTGTGCTTACGTTCTTGTGAAATAGCATAATAATTATTCTGAATTTCCTGATCAGTAGGAGCTCCTACACTTTCACTTTTCACAGGCTTTGCGGTGGTAGTCTGTTTTAAAACATAATCCGCTTTATCTGTCTTTGCCAAAGTCAGTGCCTGTTTATCAGCTTCCTGCTGCGTGGAAGTATAATATATTACCGTGGCTGGCTTTGCTGCTGCCTTTTGAATTAAATTGCTTACATCGGCCGCATCAGAATCAGAACTATATTTGCCGACCGTCTTCTGTGCGTCGATTACAGCCGCTTTATCCGTATTTTGTATAGTTTGTATTGGTACGATTTTTTTAGCTTCATATACGTGATACAAAGAGAAACCTGCTGCTATTAATATAACAAAAATCACAAAGCAATAACTAACATGCACTTTGTTTTTTATGAACCATTCTTTTATTTTATTCATGATTAACCATCCCATCTAAAGGTATCACCAATACGACCGCTTCTTACATCAGCATGAAGAAAATTACTATACTTTCCAATTCCGTCAGCACCTGCTTGTTCTGCTAATTGAGCTAATACTTCTACCCCAATATCTGATGCGTCAATATCAGCAGCTGTACAAGGATTTGCATTATGTTGAGAATTGGGAACGCCGCCGACTTCGGCATTATGTGCAGCACAGCGATAACCACAATTTAGGTTAAGAGGTTGACCTGCCGCGTCTCTCATATCATCCAACATGCTAACTAAATTTTGATCAATACCTTCTGATGGTAATTGACCACAACATTTGCACCGGAATTCATCTTCACTAAACCATTTACTTTCCATAATTAAAAACTCCCTCATTATTTTTTATTTGGATCTTCGCCTCGCGCTGAATTAAAAACAGAATCTATACCATGTTGTGCTGTCTGTTTTCCAATAATCAGCATATAAAAATTTGTTAAATTGCTGAGATCAAAATGCATCTGGTATATTCCATTACATAACCAAGCAATCAAATAAACTGCAACAAAAAAAGCCGTGCAGCTTACGATTTCCGTAAGTGCCGGCTTTATCTTTAACCATATTTTATTCATATCAAAAAACTCCAACCATAATATGTTAGATTGATTTAAATTTCAATCTATATGCACTTTTTTCTTTTTCAGCTTGATATACTGGCACGCATAGTTTACTGTTTTTTAACGTTTCTTTTAAATCCAGAATATCGTCTTCCCTCATATTACATCCACAAAAAATTCCTTTTAAAGACTCTGGCAAAAAGAACATTCTTTTTCCAGCATAATTGGATAACACAATTCTATATTCGTTTTCATAATGCCAATCCATAGCTTTTGTAAGGTATTTTTTTCTTATAATAGTTACTATATCACTACGAAGATAATTTATTTTAGGATATTCATTATCATATTCAACTTTTACTGCTAACGAAAACGGATTTTGCTTTGTATTAAATGCTAAACAAATTCCTGTATGATTGTCAGCATAATGTGACCATAGTAAGATGTTTTTATTACATTTACTTAAACAATAAATCCCTGTCAATTTTCTTGTCACTTGCATATGCCTTTCGGCGACTTTTATTCTATCTCTCAAAGGAGTTTTTCTGATATTTTTTTTATCTTGTTTTGAAGCTTCTTTATGATTATAGTTGCGATATGCAAAAGCATATCTCTTTACTAATAATTTTCCAGAACCAGTCATTTTTAAAATAAGTGCTGTGTCAAATGGATCATTAAAGTTATTCGCCGATTGTAAAAAAATTTGTTTATTTAATAAAAGTTCTTTTGCATAATTTTTTCCTGTTTCTTTGTCTAAGCGCCAAGGCATATACCGATATAGCATATCTGGTATTTCATCACCCAGAAAATTTTTCATACTACAACACCTCTACATTTAGTAATATAAAGACATTATACTACTAAATATAAGGATTTATCATTAAGCAATTTAATTTTTAAATAGTGCGACCAAACTCATTCCAATTGCAATAAGCCAAGCAAGAACACTTTTTATACCAAGCCCCTGATCTTTAAGTTCTTTTAAATTTTCGACTTCTAAATTTATGCGTTCCTGCTGATGTTGCTTTTCTTCGATGGAAGCAAGTTTGACATTTATCTCACTTAACTGGGCTGCCTGTGTATCTTGCTTCGCATCAATTTTATCAAGCTTGCTTAGAATAATTTTTATTACGTCATCTGACACATTGTCACCGCCTTAAACTGGAATAGTTGGCCAAACTGGGTTATATAAATCAGTACAGCCTTTGTCGGGTATATCGCGAAGTGCTTGCCTGTATGTTTGCCATTCATCATACTTCGCATCACCTAATCTTGTTTTAGCGGATAAAGTATCCGTCCAATCCGAAGCAATTAATAACATATCACGTTTTGCACGGATAACCGATAAATTTTGTTGCTTAATTTCTTCATCTGTTTGTGTCATTACATTAACTTTAATTTTGCCATCCACAACACTTAAATCGGACGGATTCAACCAAGACTCATTTTCAAGAATAACTGCGTCTTTATCATCTTCTGTAATGAGTGTTTCAAGCCGCTCCTTATCATCACATAATGATTCACATTTCCCATTTCTAAATAAATAAAACATATATATCATCCCTTCATTAATACGTCAATCCGTAAATTTCTTTAATCATTGAATTTTGATCTTGTGTTCTCCAAAGTGTAGGCGTCGAATATGGATGATCCGCTGTTCCAAGTTTAACACTTGACCAAACAACCCAGTATGGATTGTCACCTGCCTTGTGAAGAGAAAATCTATAAGTATTTCCAAAGGCATAATCTAATTCCCATTTTTCCCAAAGTGTTTGTCCAAAAAAATCCATATTATCATTTGCCCAACATATTAGGATTTTATCAAAATTTTGATACGATTGTACAAGATGCAAATCCCCATTTCCTTGTCCTTGAAGTCCTGCGCCTGTATTTGTATTGACTTCTGACCCTTGGCTTTTATCTAGTAGCGGTGTCAAAACAGGTGTATTTCTGCCGGATGTTCTATTTTTTAAAGCATCAGCCGTATATCCACCAACCGAATTCACATTGAAATTTGATGGATTCCATACATACATATTACCGGCATCACTTCCACCCCATAACCAAGTCGGCTGACCGCCTTGACCAGCCCAATGAAAGCGCATATACGTATTATCATTTGCCACATATTCCGTATTTTTCGCATTATCTGCTGTACCATGCAGATTACCATTGAAACCGCCATCAGCTTGAAATACACCACTAGTATAAACATTTTTCCCACTAGCAGCTCGAATCCAAGTAGCATCATTCATCTGCCAACCGCCACCCCATTTTTCGCTATACCAACCACCATCACCCGTAGTTCTAAACCAGTCGCTAGTTCGAAAAGTGCTTGCTGTTACACACCCCTTTGAAACAATATCGCCATTCCTATGATTTATTCCCACTGTATAGCCATTCTTAGTACAGCCATCATAAAATCCTGTACCCTGCCAACTCGATATTTTAAGGTTAGCCTTTTGATCAGCTACAGGATAACCTGTATCTCCATTACCATAACCAATCCCTGTACTACTAGATCCTAATATATCAAATTCTGATGCTGCTACTGTGCCGGCGAATGTAGGTGAAGCTATAGGTGCTTTTGCATTTAATTGTGTTTGAACGTTGGATGTTACGCCGTCCACATAATTTAATTCAGTCGCTGTTGCTGTTAAATCAAAATTAACAAGGGCGCCGGCTGGTGTAATAGCTCCTGTGCCACCTTTTGCAATTGGTACGGTCGCTAGTGTAGCATTTATGTTTACATCACCAGACCCGTCAAAACTAACGCTGCCCGTCGCATCTCCGGTTAAAGCAATATTCCTTGGAGTGGCTAATTTTGTTGCAGTTGCCGCATTCCCTGCTATACCTGTAGCATGGGCTTTCGGGTCGGTATTATGTGCAAGATTTGTTGTACCTATTTTTTCATTGAGTCTTTCATCGTTTGAAAGAACCTGTTTCAAAATATCATTTTGCAAATCATATCGAACGGGATCGTTTGCGATAAATTGTGGAAATCCGTCTGTCTGGTAGCCTGCTGTATTATCGATCGGATCGGTAGGACGTAAAGCATTACCGACACTCGCCGGAAATTCAGGCGTCCATTTATTGTTATAAGCCATTATTCGTTGCCTCCAATTATATAAGTGCCGTATGTGCTGGAACCATCAAAGTTAATATTGCCGTTCCAGCTATAGCCTAGATAAATCGTGAAACCTAAATGTGCAGGTTTATATGTGTTTATATCTTCTTTCATTTTTTGGACTGCTACTGCATCCTGTGTAACCGTATAAACATTAAAATAGTAGTGGTCGTTATACTCTTGAATGTATCCGCTGCCGTAGGTATTTATAATTTTGGTTAAGAAAGCAACTGTACTCATGCCTAAACCACTTAATCGTACTAATATCTGCTTACGACGATACTCAATAATCTCGTCTGCGGCTGGTGTTAAATTTAAAACGGACTCATACATACTTAAGCCCCACGTAGCCGTATTAATAAAGAATTGATTAAATATGTCCTGTAAACCGACACGTATATTTTCATGTTCCAAGCTGCAAGCATCCGCAACGGCTTTAAAGTTTGGATCGGATTGCAAAAACTCTGGAAGGTACTTTGTTACATCAACCGTATTTTGCCGCATCCAATCTTTATTAACTGTAGACATTTAATTTCACCGTCCCACAAATTGGTATCTGATCTTCCGTTAACGTGACATTGCTTGTGCCACCACATACGATAAGATTTTTATAATCCTTAATAATCCCCGTATCTAATAGGATTTTACCGATCTGAGCATAACTAATATCCGTTGATGTAAAACCATATGCATTAAAATAGACATTGATGGCCGTTTTGACTGTATCTGCATCGGCTACGCCTTTAATATCCGCATAAATATCAACAGGGTATGGCGCCGGACTGGTCACGGTTACAGTTGCACCAATCGGACGAACTGTTTCAATATAATCTGCTACGTTTTGAATCAAAGTTGCATTGGCTGTAGCATTATTACTATCTACGATTATGACTTTTATTGTTCCATTGCCATTCCAAAGTGGCAAAACTTTTGCCTGCCCGATACCTGCAACCGACAACGCCCATTGTTGATAATGGTATTTATTGCCGCTAGTTGCTGGTGTTCTTACTTTCAATAGATACCTCGCTAATAGCTCGGTATCCGTTTCTTGATCAAAACCATTCTGACAAGCAACCGAATTTATGCAAGATGTAACGCCCGGAATACTCATTGGTATCTTTGTAATAAGTTCGGCCGCCACATTACCTACGGTTCCGCTGGCACTACATTGAATATTAATTGAAGCTGTTCCGTCGGTGCCGATTGTTGCAAAAGCAGTCGTATAAAAATCAACACCTTGGCTGGTTGCAAAAAGACTCCCCTGAATAATTGTTGACCCTGCTGTACCCATAATATTTATAATTCCGGTTGCGGCTGTTGCTTCTTTTCGGACAACTCCATATTCACTAGCCCTCGATGTTAAGTATTCACCCCATGAAGTCGTCGCAAAATTTGCCTGTATCATTTGCTGCATTTCAGCATAAGCTTGTTCAAATTCCACTGCATTGGCGGTTAATATATCACTATTAAAAGAACCTTCAATGGTAGACTGACCATTAGAGACAGTTGCTAAATCTGCTTTTAAAGCGGTTAAAATATCACTTTCTGATTTCATTTCAAAACTCATTTGCTTACCTTCCTTTATTAATATAGCTCCCGCTCTTTTGAGCGGGAGCTATATTAACTTGATACTGTTAAACTGCCATAAATCGTTGTTAGTTCAATTGTAAAATCTAAAACGTCACTCTCATTGGTAAAAGTGACGTTATCAATACTTTGAATATAGGGGTTTATTAACAAAGATTCATTGATATAACGCTGAACCTCTATGGAAGAATCACCGTTGTTTGTGGACTTTCCTATAAATTGTTCAAGTTCAATTCCATAGGCATTATCATAAACGCGATATCGCCAACGTTCCGTTTTTAAAACTTTATAAATCCAAACTTTTAAGGCTTCGTTTTCGGTCACAATTTCATGTTTTCCGCCGATATAGATAAAACAATCCTGTTCAAAATCCCAATTGTATTCCGTGAAAATCGGTAAAGTTGAAGCTGTTGTACTGTCTGTTGGTCCTGCTACAAAAGGATTCATATTATTGACACCTCTGAATCTTGTCTAAAATAATATATTGCTGGCTGCTGTTGTCTTCGGAAACCATTGGCATGATAGAAACATAGTCACCAGCCAACAATGTATCCGTATAAATAATCGAGTCTGTATAATCATTATCTATCGCATGGTTATGACTGGCATACTGTGCTTCACCACTGCCACCAGCCGCATCCTGTGTAGCACTAACGATATGTCCTTTTGCTGTACGAGTGTAGCCAATTAATAAATAACTGGAGATCCATATATCTTTAGAATCTAAAATAATACCGTTATATGAAACTTGAATTTCTGGTGGCGAAGCAATTATTTTACCGATTTGAATACTAGGGGAATTGCTGTTAATGCTTGTATCTTTCATCAAGCCCAAAATTGTAGAATAAGGATTTTCTTTCAATTAACTCACCACCGCCAAAAATTCTAAGGTTAATTCCATTGTATGAACATTATTTGAGATAGAATGTCTATCACTAAGGATTGTAAATTTTCCTTTTAGCTGTTCTTCCTGCACTGTAATCGCATAACCCGTAATACATTGGATGTTGCCAATACCAGATAAAGATGATTTAAAAGCAACAGTTTTAAGCAGTCCCTTCGCGGCTGTCTGTGTATCTTGTTTTGGATCTACTTTATAAACGTCTTGTAATTTTCCATAAGCCGCTAAATCAGAATCATTGTTTATGGTATTTACGACCGCACCATTGCTATCCACAATCATAATCGTGTTGATCATATCCTCGATCGATTCAGAATGATTCGTACTTTCTACATTGACCAAATCACTAGCAATATAGTTTTCAATGGTTTCGCTGCGCTCAACAACATATAATTTATCCTGATTCATATACATGTGGTATTGCTTGGCATTCGTCCAGTAAGCCATAGTAAAAGCTTTTTTTATGATCTCCGTACAACTCATATTATCTGCAATAAAATCCACATAAACGCCAATAGGACAAATCGTTCCTATTTCTATATTCATTTCGTTTGCTACCTGTGTTATGACGGATTCAACTGTAATATTAGAAAACTTTCTGGTGGTTTTGCTTTTCGCTAAATAAATCAACTTATCATAGGCTGTAAACTCAAACGTAAAATTGTTTGTGTTCCTTTGGCGCATAAAAATAACGCCCCGAAATATTTCAATGGGCGCCGCATTTATAACAGTGTCATCTTGAAAATACAAGTAAACTGTATTACCAATAACAATATTAAGATTTAAGAAAGATTTATCTTTCATATTGTATGCAATTGAAAAGTCCAGTCTTCGTCCGGCCTGATCCGTGTCGCCCTGCCATTGATATGAAATCACATAGTCCGAAATATCTTTACCATTTACTTTACAGATGAACATTCGAACCACCGACTTTGATTGTATTATTTTTCGTTACTTTCAGAATGTCGCCAGCCGTAACCCCACCACGTTTAACCAAAGCAGCATACAAACTTAAATAACTTTTTGTACCAGCGTTAACACTAATATTTTGCCCTAGTGTCCGGCTTGCTACATCCATTAATGAGTCGCCAGAATATACCGTTATATTTTTAACGGTATCCAGTAAGCTTGAAGTATCGGTACGATCTTTTAAGCCCGTAACCGAATTCACCGTATTATCAAGTGCGCCGCCAACAAATTTATATTCATGAAAATCCAGTGTAAAATAAACATCACCTGTACCGTCTTTTTCACTGAATTTAAAATTATCAATTGTGACTGCATAATTGATCGGGGTATCGCTTATGGTTATTCGTGATGGCTTGCCGTTGGTTCTCCAGCTATCAATTGTTTTGACATAATTATATGGACTGTCTGGTGTACATTGGCAAAAACTATAGTCTTGATTCGGGAAAAATGAACTTAAAGACAAGGTGATTAAGCCTGTTTTTCCAATCATATTTAACTCGCCAAGGCTGTTTATATTTACGATTGTATTATTTTGTTTGATATTCACTTCAAACGAACTTGGTGGAATCGGAAATTGTATTTTGCTTCCTGCATTTTGTAAATATACTTTTGGCGCTTGATTTTGTGTACTGTTACTACTCGTAAGGCTTGAAACTAAACTATCTAAAAAACTACTCACTCCATCAACTCCTTTTGAAGAACATAACGCTCATTCGCACGAGCGAATGAGCGTTCTATAACTATGATGTTAAACTGCGCCCTCTGCCTGATTAATAGCATAACTTTTTAATTTAAAGGCTAACATTTCAACAATTTTATCAATGTCTGCGTCTTCTCTGACAATAATTGTATCGGCAAGTTTAGGAATATTAAGAACGAATCCATTGGATTTACTATCTGCTTTGCCTCTTTGGTATTCTTGATCCATTGATTTATCATGTGGGATTACTCTTGATCCTGTTGGTAAGTCGACAATCTCGGCACCGGCATCATGAATCATCGCAACGCCGCCACCCCAGTTATCCGTGCCTTTAGCAAGCATAGGGATAGCTGGTTGATAATGCTGACCGCCAACCATCGGAACCCAGTCCGGCACATCTACAGATATATTATTAATTCCACTGATTACGTCATTGATAACTGCTTTGACTGTACCCAAAACATTATTGCAAATAGCCGCAATCGTACTGAATATACTGCTAAACACATCAACTATACCTTGCCAAGCCATACTCCAATCGCCTGTAAATGCACCAGCTAAAAAGGTTATGATTCCACTGAATACGCCTACAATGCCTGTAATAATAATAGAAATATTATTGAGCAGACCATTAAAAATATCTCCGGCAATATTGCACATTGTATCAAAGCCATTTGTAAAAAAATCAACAATCCAGTTTATGATAGATCCTAAAACATTGCCACCAGTTGTTGCTATGGATAAAATACCAATCCATAAACCAACAAAAAATTCTTTTATAGAATGAATCGACGTATTAAAGGTATTTATGATGCCTGTCCAAAGAGTCACAAAGAATTCTTTGATCGGTGTCCAATACGTGTAAATCAGATAACACAAACCAATAATAACCATAATGGCGATGCCTATAGGATTCGCAAATAAAAATCTTGCGGTCATTCCTACGAGTTTAAATATTTTTGTCAGGTCTAGTAGGTTTTTACCAACGAACTTTGCAGCACCGGCAATTCCTTCAATGGCTGGCACTATGCCGGAAACTAATCCAATCCATGTACCGATTAATGACATTGCCCCACCGACTGCGACTGTAAGCGCACCAAACACAATAACAAACTGAATTACGTTTGCAATCAGTTCTTTTTGTCCATCAGATAATTCATTATATGCAGCTAAAAGTGTCTTAATCATTGTTGCTGATTTAGTAAACACTGGCGCCAGCGCATCACCGACTGTTACCCACGCATTCGCGAGGTCTGTCATTGCCTGTTGTGTTTTTTCACCAGGTGTTTGCATTTGACTCCACATTTTATCGAGCGTCGAAGCACTGCCTTCGTTAATCTGCTTTAACATGCCCTGCCATTCGGAAACACCATCTTTACTCGCCATCATCATAGCCATTTTGTAACCATCAACATTTTTAAATAATGCCTTAAATTTTGTATCGTCGCCCATCTTGGCGTAGACATCAGCAATAACTGGAGCTAAACCCTGCGCTTGAATCCGCGCGGCAGAAACGTCAATTCCTAATTTAGCTAGAGCAGGTTGTGCTTTTGCAATGGATGTAATCATACTGTCCATAATACCGCCTGATTGTGCTTCGTCATATCCACGATTGCGCATCATTGCCAGTGTTGTTGTTAATTGGGAAAGTGATATTCCAGCCTGTGCTGCTTTCGGGCTTAATGCCGCTACACTGGCCGTAATCTTATCAATGTCACCATTGCAAGCCTTGGCTGCTGTAGTTAACTGGTTATAAGCGGCTGCGGTGTCGGCAGTACTTAAGTTATAAGCTTTCGACATTTGCGCCCCGTATTTTGTAGTCTCAGCCAAATCCATTTTGGCAACACGGGCAAATTTAGCTGTATTCGACATCCATTCAAGAACTTCGCCCTCTTTGATGCCGCTTTTTACAGCCTGTTGCGTAGCCTCGACCACCTGATCATTTGCAATGGCATAGGTGGATGATATGGATAATATGCCAACTTTCATTTTTGCGGCAGTCTCGTCTGTTATGTCGCCCCATATTTTCATCTGATTAACAGCACCATTAATTTTCTTCGATGCCTCATAACCTTTTTCAGCGGCTGCCGTAAGTGTAACCACGACTGCGGCATTTTGCATGCTTGCCATACTCTTACCGATTTTCTGGAAACTTTTAGCTGTACGGGCATTGACCTTGTTCATTTCCTCCAGCTTAGAACCAAGCTGCACCACTTGTGATTTTGCGCCACTCATTGCTGTTTTTGAGGTATCCAATGCTTTATTGACCAATCGTAATGTCGGACTAAATTTATCTTTTAAGGACATAACGGCATCTATAACTCTAGCCATTTATTCATCCCCTTCAGGGGTATTTTCTTTGTTTCTTTGTTCTAGCTCATAACGAATAAAGCTATATAAAATTTGTTTTTCACCGACTGGAAGCCAATATATATCAGACGGTTTCATATGATGAAAACGCCAAGCATAATATATTAGCTGTGCTTCCGGATCGGCTTCAATTAGTTTTTTATTTCTTCATCCGCTTCGTCATCATCTTTTTCATAACCGGATAACTCATTGATTTCGTTATAAATATCTGCGATTTCTCCAGATAAAAATAATTTAGTGACCAATTCTTTTGGAGTGGTTACACTAAAATGTTCCAGTAGTTTTTTATCTTTTAACGAAGGTTCTTTTACTCCGTCCAAAATAGTTAAGACCTGCATATCAAAAATATCAAAATCTTTTATGCCGCCTTTTTTGGATAGGTTAACCGATTGGCGCTGAATCTCTGCATAACGGACAGGGTTCAAAGCCTGTAACTCTAATATAAAATCAGTTTTGAGTGCCTTTGATAAACGTTTTACCTCGAAATTTTTATGAGGCTTTTCTGTTAGCTTTCCGGCATCAGCCTGTAGTAATTTATCTAATAATGACATTTTTAATCATTCCTTTTCTATATTAAATATCCCCACGCGCGAGCGTGGGGAATGTAAGATTTACTCGTCAGCTGTGTCCAAAACATCCCAGTCACTGAATGTAAAGTTATAAGATTCTTCACCATTTTTCTTGGCTGCCCAATCAATTAAATTAAGTTCGTCAAAAACAGCATCTTTAATTACAACCCGTTCTGTGCCAATTGCATCTGGATCATCTAGCTTACTAATAATGGTGCAAATGGTTTGCTTACCAGCTTTCATATTTGTGTTCATTTTGTTAATCATGTACGAACTGACTTTATTCATTTTTAAAGAGCCCTTACATGTATAGCCAGTAACTTTGTACTGTTCGCTTAACGTTTTCACGATAGAAACGGCTGTTTTATTTAGCGTAACTTGTGCTTTCATTTCTACGATTTGCGCCATATAATCGCCATCAATCCAGACCTCGCCTTGTGTGCCATTCATGACTTGTTTTGCGGTCATTCCTTGCATATAATCAATCCCTTTCGTTGTTCAAAAATAAAAAGACCGGAATGAACCGATCTGTAATTTAAATAGATATGCCCAATGTAATACTTTCGATTGCATCTAAAATCTTTATAGCTGCTGCTAAAAATACTTGGTCTCTCGTATTGGCTGCATTCACATCTTGATCTTTCATTGTCGCAAGTTTTGCCTGTGTATAATCGCCATTGGAAAGCAAGTATACCCGTTGTTGTGCCGTATCAATGGCCACTGTATTTTTCTTTGGATCAAGAATTCCATCCAGTTCAAGCTGGTCAAAATAGCCTTGAATGGCTGAAAGCAACAAACACTTATGGTCGTAACTATTGGAATATTTGCCAATATACGAATCATTAGCCGTGGTTTTGATATCGTCGTGAATAAGATCCATAGCATCAATTAATTTTATTTTTTTGAAACTATCTGATTTATCCTGAGTCGTTGTTTGTAGTGAATTAACGCCACGGGCGATTTTAAATTTACTGCCATCAAACATAACGAACAATTCACCGGCACCTATTTTTGTATCCATTTGTTCCTTTGTGTATAAATCGCAAGCAATTACTTCACTAAGTGGCGCGAATGTACAACTGATAGTCAAAGGCGTACCTGCAATCATTCCGGCAATTCTGCTGCAATACTGTGCAGTCGTATAGGTTTTTGCCGCTGTTGTGATGCTTGTATTTGTAAAATTGATAATACCTTCACTATCTGCACTAGCATTTGGCAGAACGGCTTTGACCATTTTATCCTTTGTACTCCGCATGGTTTTAATCCATGTTTCAATGGTTATTACATCCGCTGTCGCAATGTCTGGAATAACCAAGTAATCCCATCGTGCATTTTCCAACTGTAACAAAACATCATTGTAGGTCGTTGCGGCAGTTGCTTCAATATAGACTAAAACTTTGCTTGGTGGTGTTTGATATCCCATTAAAGCCAAACCAATCTGTTCCTGATTCTCCGCTGATAAAGTGGTTGGAACATCTGTACTTGTGTAAATTGTGTACGGACTTTTAAACGTTGTCGGGTCGTCTTCACGTAGAATCATAGCTACAATTCCACGCTGAGACCGTTGAATGGCTGTAATTGCTGTACTTTTAAACGCAATCGTAATTGACGGTAATCCTAATCCCATTTTTCATCATCCTTCTTATAACAAAAGAGCTAGTACAAAATCGTACTAGCTCCTTATATGTTCTGCTAAATTTAGTTTTTTCATTAAATCGTAAACTGGTTCTTTTCGATTCGTATTATCAAAATAATCAATTTGTATCGTGACTTGCAAGATATCCTGTTTCTCACCAATACGATCCGCTGTAAAGTTTTTTACGTGCAGGTATCGATCCAAAACTTGAAATCCGGTGTCGAAAACCAAATTCATATCATCGGTCATATCCAAATAAGCTATTTCCGTATTTGTGTCGGGACTAGCAAAGTAGGTAATAATAATACTTAAGGCATTGCTGTTTGTATTCAATGATTCCGTGTCGGTGCGCTTTATTAATTTGATGAAGAAACACGGCTGCGAGAATCCCTCTACAATCTCATTTGTATATATTGGATACGCATACTCGGTTTCTATCAAGGCACTGATTGCCGAAAGTATTGCTGTTTGTTTAAGCATTTTTCATCACCTACCTGTCTAGCTTTTTTATAATTTCGTTTTGAAACTTCTCTAATTCTTTTGCTAAAACATCGGCTTCGACTTCCTGCGCCGTAGCTTCAAGAAAATGTTTTCCTTGTACAAATCCTTTAACATTGCCTTTTTTATCTTTCTGCACATGTCCACGATCAACCAAATGGAAAACAGGCGAAGTGCTCCAGACATTCAGTGCTAAATCTTCACCCTTGTACCCTGTGACTTCTGATTTCCATGACTTGTTAAGTTTTTTCTTGGAATCATTACCACTATCAGGACTTTTCGCTTTGACAACTTTTTTAAACTTATTACCGATTTTCCGTAAATGCTTTTCAGCCGTTGCCGGATATTCATTTGCTACAGATTCAATATCTTTCCTAAAAGCATCAAGATTTTCAAACTCAAAGCCATTACCCGAACTCATGACATAACACCTGTTCCACGTGATTTTTCATTGCAATAAATTTCCAAAGTGTCGTGTGCCATATATGGATCTACGATGTTTTGAATTTCAAATACATGGTCGTGATATTAAATAAGCATGGCCGCACTTAAATTTTTACGGTATCGGATTATTATTTTATAGGCATTTTCAGTTCGATCTTTCTGACCTTCGTAATATTCTCGGCCACGCACTGGTTCAATCTGCGCCCAGCAGGTAAGTACTGTTATCGGAACCTGTTCCGTCAAGCCAAGTTTATTTTTTATATCTTTATATTGTAAAAACTGAACCCGTTTATCCATATTTCCTGTGTTCATTCGGTCTCACCATCCAGATAAGGGTAAGCACTGCATAGGCCAATATGATGAATAAGTGCTGTTACACTATGAGGGTATTCGCTTAAAACTCCGGGCTTTGATGGATTGATTTGCCGGTTGTCGTACCAATGGCTGACTAATAATTTAATCACCAAATTCCAGACCTCATCATCTATAAGATATTGTTTACCTGTCTGATTGGTGATGTAATTTTGTGCCGCTGTCATTAAGGATTGAATCAAGGTATCATCTTCTGTTAAATCTGAATCCACACGAAGGTATAATTTTACGTCTTCTAAATTCATTTATTGTCCCCCTTAAAAAATATACTCATACCCGAAAAGGGTATGAGCACTTTAAGGTCTTATTTATTTTGTTGCTGCTGCCGGAATATTTAAAGTTACAAGGCTGTTTTTATCAACGACTTTACCGTCGGCCAGCATGATTGCTTTCATAACCTGTTCGTCAGTTGTGTAATCTTCATAACGTCTCATGCCTATTTCGAAATTTGTATTCAAAACATAATCATCCATTTTAAAGATAAAGGCAAAAGTTTGACCAGCTGTTGCGGCTGCATAAGAAGGTAAATAGTTACAAAGAATTACTTTACGTCCTAAAAGGCTTCTATCCGCATCGCCATTGATACCATAATTCACACGGGCAATTGGCTGTTTGTTAGAATCTACCATGCTTAAGAATGCACCGAACGTTTGTTTAGTCATTACATAGACCGCGCCTGTTTCGTATTCAATAGGAATAGCTGCTTCTGCCGAAACCAAGGTCGGATAGTCAATTGCAGTTACGGATATTACCTGATTTGCATTAGGTGTTTCGGCTAAAATTCCTGTTGGCTGACCCTTTCCTGTACCACTGATTATGGATTGTTCCAAAGCAATGACCATAGCTTCGGCGATATTATTAACAATGGCATTTTCAAAAGCAGAAAGAGCAATATTATCTAAAGTAAAACTTACGCCAACTGCGCAACGAAGTTTAAAATAGCCAAAAGTTAAAGTTCCCATCGCTTTATTTTGAACTGTAGATCCAGCACCATCCGCAACCCATGTCGCAACTGGCTTTACAGAACTGATTGGAATACTAACGCCGCCTTTATAAGCTGTGCGCGTGATTAGTGGCAAGATCATGCCCGAAGCCGTAAGTTTATCGATGACACGATTTAATACTGTGGTCGGGATAACTGCGCCAGCATCGGCTGTACTAGACGAACGATATTCTGCCGGTAAATCTGAGTTTTTAATAACAAAATCTTTAAATGCTTTTCTGTACTCGATACTTTCAAATTTATCTTCCATATTTTTTCTGACCTCTTTTTCTTCTGGCTTCTGTACCGCTGCGACTGGTACTTCGCCAATGTTAATTTTATTAGCAATTTCGCCTTTTCTGCGAAGTTCAACTTCTTCTGTTTCCAAAGCCGCGAGTTCTGTTTCGACTGCTGCCAGATCCATTTCAGAACCATCTTTCAATGCCTTGCGAATCTCAATTTTACGATCCATAATTTCTTTTAATCTTTTATCCATGTTTTGAACACTCCAATTAATTTTTTTTATTATATTGCCAGCTATCCAGCCATTTTTATTCAACTATCCAGTTAAAAAAGGCAAAATTAAAAACACTATAGAAAATAGTGTCTTTGTTCGATTTGTATTAAATTTTCAATAAATCAGCCTAAAAAACGACCTCGTAGAATTCGTTTTAAGAGACTTTTTTTGCTTGGTCTATAGTTTGTATAGGTCTAGAAAGTAAGCAAAACTAATTTTTTGCGCTGTGCTTCTTCTTTAGCAATTTTCTCTGCTTCAATATAAGCACTAAAACAATCTCTCGCACTCATGCCAGCACCATCTGCAATATCAATGCTTGTGCCATCATATGCCGGATCGGGTACAGCTGATACATCATAAATTTTATCGATTTTTAAAATTCTGCGTGTGTGAGTTAAAGAATCATAGTTTTCTTGTGCTACGGTAAAACCAAAACTCATTTTATCTATGTCACCACGTTGAATTAATTTATATAAATCTTGTCCTGCTGTGATGTCGGCTAGGTTGGCGCGGACATTTAAACCCATGTTATCAACTGTGAGGCTTAATGTTTTATTGCGAGTACGTGCCAAGACAAAAAAATTATCGTTATGATCGTACTTGAAAGGAACATCTGACATATCACAACCGATTAAGGCATTTTTATCAATAATTTCTTTATACTGCACACCATCAATTTCAGCTAAAACAGTAGCTTGTTCAAATACGGCCGCACAGCCTTCAACTAAAAGCTGATTGTCTGCTTGCTGTTCTGATGCGGCGATTACTGCTGAACGATATTCTTTCTTATGCATTTTCTTCTTCACCTTCCTCACTGTTATCTGAATTATCTGTAGCAGCAGGATCTGCTTGCCCTAGTTGGTACTGGTTTTGTTTATTCGAATCCACAAAGTTTAAACTTACCTGCCTTTTGTCTCCGTCGTCTACAGCGGAGAAGCCAAAGATTTCACGGGCTTCATTTATCGTTATAATCCCCTGCGGCAGTAAAGCCTGTACCATCGTTGTTTTTGATTTCATTGACGCATATTGCAAACGATTCGCTGTAAATATAACTTCATTGCCATGCCCCTTTTCTCTTTCTGTGAAGAGCTTCGAAGTAAATTCTAATGACAATTTTATAGCAATAGGTTCAATGATGGATTCATAAAAGGCCGCCCATTGATCCTCTGTATAATTTCCTTTTATAATGGCTTCGTTTAAACCAAAGTATCTGTAAACGTCATCCCTTATAAACTCCATTTGGCTATGATCTGCTGTCTGGATATCACTGGTTAATTGGTGAAAGGCACTTTTTTGATCTATTGTTGCTATACCTGTAGATTGGGAAGTATCTAAAAATGAATCAACAAAATTCTTGTTGATTTTTTCGATATCGCCGGGTTTTAAGTTGCCGACTACTTCTAAAATACCACGTAATTTTGTGCAATTCTTAACGGCATTTTCCAGACCTTGTTTAACCGTATTCAAAATATTCAACGGAGATTTTAAAGGGCGTTCGTTTGTTTCACCAAAGAAATCCTCTCTATTGAATTGGTCTCGAATATGAATGATATCTGTATAAGGAATTACCATTTGTCCGGCGCTCAAAAAATTAAACTTACAATATAATACAGAGTCTAACTCAACAAGTTCAACGTCTCCATAATTTAAGGGATATAAGCCAATGATATTTCCTTTGCTGTCACTCTTAATATAAACAAAGGCATTATTATAAAGTGCCAATTGACTTACAATCTTGTAAATAAAATCATACGTACTCATATACTCATTGGGTCTGGTCGACAAAAGTGAATCTATAACGCTATCTGTTTCAATAATTTTTCCATTCTGGCGACGAATATGTTTAGGCTTTAACTTGGCTGCATGTTTAGCAATCGTTCCAATGCAAGTCCTAACGGTTGCATCATCATAACTATTGCCGTCCCACGGTATGAAAACATTATCCGAATTGTTGAGCTGCCGAAACATTGTATACGGTTTATCAGCCGCGTTGCCTTGGAAATCTTCAACGTTAAAAATGGATTTAAACATACTTCTTAAATTAATTCTCAATTATTTTTCACCCTCTTCTTTAATTGTGTTATAATCACCAATAGAAAAGAGGTGATTATCATGGCTTATAAAACCAAAAATGAAGATGATTATTACTATGACATGCCGTTTGCTTTTGAATTAAAACACTTTGCTAAAGAAAAAAGCATTCGATTGGGTTCCTTCGAAGCTTGTGTTGAACTCATTCAGATAAAAGCACCTTCTCATTACATAGTTACTTTTTCTCGCGTAAACGAAAAAGGTTTTAATGAAAAGGTAACTGCGATGGTTACTGAAGATAACGGGAGTTTTAAGTTTTACATTTCTGCCGATCCTATTTGCTAAGATAAAACCATTCAACTGTGGTTTTATCTGATCGACTTAATTTATTTTGATCTTTTTGCAGCGCAATCCATTCATAGTCAATCATGGTATCTTCATCAAAAATATAAACTTTTTTATCGCCGTTCGGCTTTGTATCTATGGTCAGCTCTAAACGGTTATAACAAAATATTAGTCGCATGATGAAAGCTATAATTGGGGCTTTTTTTATTTTCAAATACAATCTAAGCCCTTCTGTCTTTAAAAGATTTTTTAGCATTACACTATTCACCCCCTGTTTTGCTAAAAGAGAAATGCTCAAGCTCGGAGAGCTTGAGCAAACTATTTAAATGCCGTTTTTATTTTTTCTGCAATTTCGTCCACATCAGTTAAGTTTGTTGATATTTTTTTGATCTTATATAATAAAACTGCCGAAGAAACCAACATGACAACCTGTTTTATACAATAAAATACCGTAAGACCAGCAGTTGCCGCCCCTATAACTTGCAATAAGAATATTAATATTTCCATGTCTTCCCCCCTAAATCATACTCAAGTAATTGTCCATGTTACGTTCATAACTTGTATAAGCATCCAGCAAGCTGGCAAATCCATCAATACGTAAGCGCTGATTTATCTGCTTTTTGGGCTGTATGTTACCGTTTCGGTCAATATCCACTGCAACGTTTCCCATACACCACTTGAGAATTGGATTATTATTGTAATTAATGTGTTTGGCTTCCAAATGTGCCGCTAAGTTTTGCATTGGCACCGATAGTGTCTGTTTGCCTTGTATTACCCTATCCATGGTGGTTTCACCAAATGTATCTGCCATTTCCTTTGACAAATATTGAGCGCCCCAAGAATCGTACCCACACTTGTATAAATACAAATCATATTTTTCTTGTATTTCCAAGAACCATTCAGTTATTAAGTGAAAATCATTAATATTCCCTGAACTCGTTCGTAACAAATCTCTTTGCTTCCACATATCATATGGTGCATGATCTTCATGCTTTCTTTTTTCAAACAAATCCTCGGGAATCCAATACATTTGCTGTACGTAAAACATAGGATCATCTGGTGCTAATTTAAATAAAATCGTCGCACAGGTTAAATCTGTTGTCTGACTTAAGTCAAAACCACCAATGCAATATGATGGTTTTGGATTGAAGTCATTAAAATTAAAAGTCACCTGATTATCGATCTGTTCAAACGTTAAATAGGCCTGACTGGAATTTTGCCTTAAATTGAAATCCTTACATAAAAGATTCGGCACTAAACGCGAGTTGTGTTTTGCCGCCTCTACCTTTTCCGCTAATTGTTGCAATGATTTTATCGTGCCTAAACCCGGGTTTGCTTTAACCCAAGATTGTGGATCAGTCCACTCTTTTAAGGTATCAAGTTCATAAATTATAGGTAAAACTCTTTCATTTTTATAACCGTTGGGGTCTTCGTAACCATTGATTATATCTGTACATTGTTCATATTTCTGATCGTAAATTGACTCCCGAACCGTGCCAGCCGTACTGGTAATGATCGTTAATGGCTGGTCTCTTGCCGTCTTCCCATCCACGATAACGTCGTATAGGTCGGTAGTTTTCCAAGCATGGATTTCATCTAACAGTGCCGCATGGACATTTAATCCATCAAGGCTATTCGAATCAGAACTAAGTGGTCGGAAAGAACCTTCGTTCATAAAACTTTTAATTTCTGAAACAAGGCACTTTGATCGTCGCTTTAAGGCGGGACTTTTCTTGATCATTTTAACTGCTTCGTTCCAAATTATTTTTGCCTGATCTTTCCGCGTGGCGGCAGAATAAATTTCTGCACCTGCTTCGTCATCAGCAAACAACATATACAATGCTAGTGCCGATCCTAAAGCAGATTTACCGTTCTTCCGAGCGACTATTAAAATCAATTCTCTATATTGGCGAAGACCATCCTTGTCAACAAAGCCAAACGTTGCGCTGACCAAAGCTTTTTGCCACAACTCCAAGATGAAAGGTTTGCCGCCGACTTTACCTTTGCTGTGCTTGCAATAACTTTCAATAAAATCAATGGCATGATCTGCTTTTGCTTCATTAAAAAAATAAGCACCTGCTGGATTTTCAATATTATCCACTAAGTGCTTGTATACCCTTCTTATTTTGTTTGAAACAATTATTCTGCCAGATAGAATTTCATTATAATAATTCTCAATATAATTCATATCGTCACTACTTCATTTTTAAGAATGCTTCAAAACCATCGTCTTGAAATGCATCAACACTAACGTTTAGGATATCTGCGATTTGTTTGATGGTCTGGTTATAATTTTTAATCAAAGAGTTATAAACTTTTGTCGCTGCCGATATCCTAACACCAGATTGATTTGAGCCGTTGCTGTATTTTTCAGTAATGCCATTTTCGTTAATGTCTGTCTGTAAGTCTTGAAGCAAAATCGCCATAAAAGCGGCATTTTCTATGAGTTTTTCAGCTAATTTCTGTTGATTTTCGTCTACATCTTTGCATATTTTTTTGTATTTATTAATTTCTTTTTTAATTCTTTTCTCTTTATCCGTATTTTCCATAATATCGTAACTCCTTATAACTATTGACATTTCAGCCTATATGTTTACACTTTTTCTTATCTTTTTTAATATAAGTGTAAACACCCCCGTCGCTACAAAAAACTAATTTGTTAAGGAAATGGAGGCACCGGCCTTCGTCGAAACGTTGATATATCAGGGGTTCGGGGGGGCTTCGTCAAAATTTTCTTCTAGTCCGATCATGTTACCATGTGCATCAAAGATTGCTTTTCTAGTTTCAGTTTGCTTTCCGTGTATGCTGTTGTGACACTCCAAGCAAAGGTACATCAAGTTGTCTAGGTTAAGCGTTATTTCTGGGTTCATGATATTCTCAGGTGTCAGGTAGACGATGTGATGGCATATGTATCCTTGTCTGCCACACTTTTCACAAAGATAAAAGACTGATGCAGCATACAGTTTGCTAGTCTTCTTCCATGCTTTAGAGTTGTAAAATTGTTTTGCAAATGCTTGTGCCATTTTTATTTCACTTCTATTTTTCGATTTACTTTTTTAAGTGCCAATCCAATTTTATTTTAATGGAGAAATTCTAAACAAAAAAAGGTGGAGATTTTATATCAGAATTCAAAGTTGATTTTAAGATTGGCACTTAAAAAGGCAAACCGCCACCCGAAAACAATGAGCGTTAGATTATAAATTGCCTTACACCTTATAGGTCATTTGTGGAGGATTTGTTTAGTTTTTATTTATAGATGAATCTATTCTCTCTTTACTGACTTGATACCATTCTGGAGCTTTCTCGATTAAGATAGGATAACGGTTGGTATTTATCGCCGCCACTCCTGTAGTTCCGCTACCAGCAAAAGGGTCAATAACGCTATCCCCTTCATTTGAATAAGTCTTAATTAAATACTCAAAAAGTTCTACAGGCTTTTCGGTTTGGTGCTTGGTATGCGTCTGGCTGCCATTGATCTTAATTAAGGTTGTCGGGTAATTAGTATATTGTTGTGTGTACTCATTGCCTTCATAATTATTACGAATCCCGAACACACTGTCTTTTTTATGGCAGGTCTTTTGTTTATTAACTTCGATCAATCCCTGTGGATTATAGATCATTTTATTATTGCTACCATTGGCGGTTGTACCAAGACTAAAGAGCAGAATGTTTTCGTGCTGCCGCATCAACTTATTTTTTGCATTAGCAAAATTAGTCTTTTTTGATTTACACCAAACTGCATCATATTTAAAGATATCACGGCCTGCATTAATAAATTCTATTGCCGCTGGAAATGCCATTGTCATAACAATAGATCCGTTAGTCGTAAGAATGCGTTTCCATTCTTTAAATAACAAATCTACGTCCGGTAATTTATCCCATTTACATTCGGTTGATGCGTAGGGCGGATCGGTTAATATAAGCTGTATACTATTATCTGGCATATTTTTCATTGTGTTTAAGCAGTCATCATTATATAATTCATAATTTTTCATATTTATAATCACCTATTTTTACGTAAAAAAATAAGTCGGTCGATAAAACGACTGACTTAAAATATTTGTTTCTCTACTGTATAGGTGGTTTGAAGAGCATTTATACAATATTATTTTTTTTTATATCAAAACGTTTTTTATATTCACTAACCGCTTCTTTATAATTTTTGACATCATCTACAAGCAAGCCTAAAATTTTTTTGTCATCATCACTTATACAAAAATCTTTAGATAATAATTCGCATTTTTTTCGTATTTCTTCTAAAAACATATCATATTCTTTGAACGTTTCTTCCATATCAATATATATTTTTGTATTATTTAATTCATTATATTTGGGACTACATAATAAAATTATTTCAAAAAGCGAATTGAGTTTTTCAAATTTTAAGATTAATATTTCTAAAACATATGTAGCCCAATCATCTATTGTTTGCATTTCTAAAAGAGCATCTATTTTATATTCAATTCTGAAAATATCTTGTTCATAAAAAATAATTTTTTTTGCCTTTTCTAACATAACTTTTTCATCTATTCTATCAAAACACTGTTTTATACAATTACTTATCAAGCATATAAAAGCTACCACAAGAAAGGAAAATTTTATGTTCATAATGTTTGCACATTCAAATTGTATAGTGAGATCATAAAAAGATATTAGCATGATAAAGTCAAAAATCAATGAAAACTTCTTTCCTTTAAAAGTGCTTATCCAAATCCCCTGCGGTTTTATTATTGCAAAACTCACATTTTCAAACCCACATTTTTTTCTTCTTTGAAAAATGACTATTATATACCTAATCAAAAACAAAAAATTAGCTAAGTATATTACTGAAAAGCACAGATATATAATGGAACTAGTAAAATTTAAGAGATATGAATACTGCATCAACATCAAGATTTTTATATTAATTACAATGCAAAATGGTAATATGGCTATTTGTAAATATCTTAATTTAAGTATGCTATATACTTGATAGCTTTGATCAGCTTCTAAAATATAATCTTGATCTGAAACATGATATAACGTAAGCCAGCTGAATAAGGCAAATATAAAATTCAGCAAACTTGTAAAAAGAACTATGAAATCGTTTGTTCCTACTTTTCCTGCTGCATCTGGAATTTGAAATAATATATATCCCGCTGCTGCTAACAGTACCCATAATGTTGTTCCATATCGTTGATTTTTATTGAGTTTCGTATCAATATTTTTTTGCAAAAAATCTAAAAGTTCTTTTCTGGTCAAAGAATTTTCTTCCAATAAATATCACGCCCTTCCATCTATAAGAATATTACCATGATTCCTATAAAAAAGAAAAGACCCGACCTTAGAATAAGTCGGGATCTGTAGGGAACTCTTTACGAGCTATTAACTGCATCTGGTCAGCCGTTAGCATGTTGCACTTACGGTTCTTTTTATAATTCCTATTCGCCTTGTTAATACCAAATAAATATTTATCAATTAAATGATCGTACTCATATTGGTTTTTTGCCGCCGCCAGCAATTTTAATAATTCAGTTTCATTCATGGTCTTGACCATCCTCTATTAGATACTTACTGATTTTAGTCAAAGCGTGATCTATTGATGTGGATACGCTGGAGGTTGACCTATTAGATTTGTTGCCAGCCTCCCACATATTAATCCCATCAATGAGAACCCACTGCACATAATCTTTCTGGGTGCCGTGTAGCTGTTCTAACCCATCCATTAAGTCAATATAAACGCAGGTCGCTGTTGTGTTTCCTGACTCCGCTGCAATTTTAAGCTTATTAAGATTTTTATATAAATTACGCAATACTGGAATTTTGCTATAGTCGACATAATTCATCAATGCTGCTTCTTGTAAGTCCATTCAAGCCACATCCTTTTGATCAAACGAAAAGATTTGAGCTACAGCGCCCGTTTCTTCTAAAAATTTTTGACGATTTATGATGACCCCTTTACTGTGGTAAACACTGCCATTTTCACGTTTTGTTGAATTAGTAATTGTCCGGTATTTATACTCGTTTAGTGGAAGCCAATTTCTTAAAATCACTGCATCAATAACATGTATTTCGAAACCAACACGCACAGGATAAACAATCATTATATAATCGGCCTCGGAAGAATAGCCCCATCCTGCCGTATCACGTTCAACATTTGATTTTGTCTCAATAAAATAGTTACCAGTATCGCCCCGATCTGTTTTAACATCGACAGTCCACCTATCATTTGAACTGGAGCAAATCAAATCGATATCGATGACCTGATACTTTTTGTCGTTCCGAACATCTGTTATAGACCAGCCAGCGCGTTTTATACGATCCATTGCAATTTCCTCTGCGGATGTCCCTTTTGCAAAACTATCCATTATAAAATTATGATTTACCATTATTACATATCCCCTTCGCTGCTGACGAACAAATATTTTTGTAAATTAATGTACAAATATCAATCATGCCGGCAGCCATCTCTTTTTCAGCTGTAGAAGCGTATGGATGATGTAAAATTTCCTCAGCGTCTGCCGATGCGGTCATAATCTCACCTTTTTTGATTTTTTCGTGAATAGAATGAAGCTTTAATTCTATTTCGCTTCGGTACAAGCGCTGCAAGGATGTTGTATAAAAATTAATGTTGGCGTCGAGTGCCTTGACTGCCCGATCCAGTGCGATTTCGTAATCGTGGTGGCATGCTTCCAATTTTTCAATATCTAAAATTAATTTATCATTCATAAATTTTAACTCCCTTTTATTTGAATAGGGCGCCGATAGACGCCCTCCATCTTATTTATAATTAATGGACCAACTGCAAGACTACTGCTGACGATACTTCTTGTGGTTCATTGTCCTCGTCATAGCTGGAAGGATTAATACCAATTTTAGAAAGTTTTTTATAAATAAACTCCCGACCTGCTTGAATCCATTGCATACTCGTCTTGGTTTGACAACCAGAATCATATAAAGCGGTTTTACTTTGGGTATATCCCTTACCGTTGTATTGGCTGTACAAATACCAGCGATTGCCTTTTTTATATTGAACATCCAGCCTAGCCAGAATATTATTTAAAGCTATTGCTGATAAACCATAATCAGAGGCAATTTCTGTCGTAGTCATAAGTGTTTCAGATTTTAAAATCGCATCATGGTATTCGACTTTAGGCTGCGATTCTTCAATTTGTTGAGCTAGTGCCTGACGTTGCTGTTCTTCTGCTATCCAACGTTGAGCACGTTCGACTGGATCTTGAATCATATAACTATCGACTGCTTGTGCTTGTAATGCCTTATATTTTTTTTCGATATGGATAAAATATTGACGGGCTTGTTTTCCTTTTTCAGAACGCTGGATCATACAAATTTCTTTCGCAGCATCAATTCTAATAAGATGATTAATTTTACTTGTATACCCACCGTTTACAGTGTCCGTTTTTTCGGAAGTTGCAACATAATCAACTCTTTCGTCAAAACCGTAAGCAATCATACGATTAAACCATTGAGTATATTTTTCTTTAATTTCTAAAAAATCGTGAAGGTCACGCCCCCATACTGCCTGTCCCCCTTCTTCAAGATTTTCGATTTTAATAAGATCTTTTGTCATAATAAAATTTCTCCTTTTGTATGTTAATTTGTCTTACAGTAATCCATTACTTATGTAACAGTTGCTTTTACACAATAATAAAAAGAAATTTTTAAAGAAGTAATATTCTGACTATTTTTAGGCAAAAAAATAAGCCCATCCCGATTAAAGGATGGACGCAAAGTTTATTCTTTATTAAATTTTCAGTTTCCAATAGTGACCGTAAAGCTTCAACATATGTTTTCGGTGTTTTACATTCTTCTGATTGTTTATCAGCGATTTGTTTTTCCATCGATTCAAACGCATCATAAAATCTTGATTTCCATTCATCAGCTGCTGCTGATTTAAAACTGGACACAAGCATAAAGAAACCTTTACGATTCATAAGATACTGTTTATAAGAACGATTACTGCTATCAACATACTGTGATTCGTGAAATAGATCTCCCGAGATCTCGGGAGATCTCACCAGTAACTCCTCAACACTGACGATAACATGATCATGTCTGCGCCCGAATCGATACGCTACTTGCCGCGAGTTTACTAGGGTTTGACCATCTTGTACCTCTACTAAGTCATCAGTAAGATCGACGCAATTTTGCGTTGATCTCCCTAATAGCTTCTCAATTTTACTAAACGGAAATATCACGCCGTGGCTTGTTGCTTTATGCTATACACCGTACTTAAATAATTTACAGCCTGCACATAAGTACAATCGCTTAAGGTCATAACAACATCAATTATGTCGAGCCCTTTGCCTGCACCGTTCCCTACACAGGCACTCGACCCACAATAGTATCTATAACCAGTTTCGTTAGTATAAATCGTCGCTGATGGGCTGTGGTCATCATGAAGGACACATACAAAACTTGTTGGATTCTCTATTTGTAAAAATTCGGCCAGATTAATTTGGTGCAAGTATTCATTAATATTATCTACATAGGTAGATGATGATGATCTTTCAAAAGTTTCGGTTGATAAATTTATAATTGATTGTATCCGTTCAGTTTGGTCTCCCTTTGCTGCTGCTGAAACGACTTTATTATTCGAGACGCGCGCGAGCGCGTTGGGGTATATATTAACATATGATTTAGCGGCCGCTTGTACTTTATCTTGGCAAGTATCGAGCATTTTTGCGAAGTCATCTGCGGTATAATCTCTTGCAGCTGCTTGCAAGATTGTTACTGAGTATGGTTCAAGACCTTTATCTTTTTTACACCACGTTGAACCAGGTAATCGCATAATTCTTGAACAATCTGTGCGCGAACTATTATCAGCAATCATTATGATATCATGCAATCGCATTTGCAATTTTTGCCAAGTTGGTTCATCTTCCTTAGAATCCAATTTACTACAAGCAAAGTAAACATGATAGCCATTGCGAGTATCAACGATTGCTGTAGCTGGCAGCAGATTAATAACTTTCATCATTTCAGTCTTACGTCTTGCTACTTCTTCTAATGAAAAATATTTCTCTTCTTCGTCCTTTCCTGCATCAATATCAATAAACCAAGAATTAAAGGCCTTTATTTCAGTTTTTTTAGGTTTATATGTCTTCTTTGACTCATTTGACTCATAATTTAAAATGCGATTTACGATAAAATAAGTGTCATTATCTAAAGTCATTGGATGAGCAGAATATTTAGTTTTTATTTTATTTTCCTTTTTATCAAAATATATCTCCGGCTGATAAGTTTTAGCTGGCTGACCCTTTAAAATATATTCATTAAAGATATCTTGCTTTTCTTCTTCTGATTGAATATTATCTTTAAATAAATCTTCAATCAGCATATCGGTTTTTTGGTCTATAACAGGCGGTAATGGTGTATCTTCTCCATATTTTTCGATGAATAAAACTTTTTCTAGTTCGTGCACTTGTGCTAACGGTAAAAGTTTGTCGATTGACTCTTTGAATAGTTTGTAGCATCCCAAAGATATACCTTTTAAGGCCATAGTATATATCGGGCTTATGCAATATCGCTTGCAGGCCTCTTCCTTCCCTGTACTGTTGTTTTTTATTTTGATCGACATTTCTATAATTACATTTTTGTCGAATAAAGTCTTCATCAGCGCGACTGCTGCTTTAGATGTTTGTGACTGAAAACCCATTATATTATATAGGTCTTTTTTTGTTGATGCAGGTCGTGCACGTTTTTTGTCATGGTTATAAAATATGATCATATTGTCATCATCAATATTTTCCAAAAGAAGGAATATACGACCTATGGTGGCAGGGTCTCGTCCTGCGACAGTATATATTGTATCATCCTGCTTCGTGGTGCTGGTGTATACCGTCACATGCTTACGCTTGTATAATGACTTCGAATAAATCACCTTTTTTTGTGGATCGTAGAATATAGATTGATATGCTCTACTATATCCATCTTGTCCTCCTACCTGCGTTGTCTGTGTATCGTTAATCATTATTTCTTTCATTATAAACATCATCCTCTCAATTAAGTACACTAATATATTACAAGTCATACTCTATTTTTACACTTTTATGCTATTCTATGGAATAGTTGTACCCCATATAAATCTATTCTGTGGAATAGTATACAAAATAGACACCAGCCCATATATATCAATGCTTACAACGTTTGCAACGTGGGAAACGTGTATATATATAATATCTTTTATTTATTTTTTAGTTTTAACCCGTATGATTAATAATCATTATCACATCAAAGAATAGAAAAGATAATAACTTCGCATCACCGCCAAGCGGCGACACTCCGTTAGAAAGAACGGCTTCGCATGGATCGCTGGCGCGACCACACTACGCTAAAAGCCCCAAGGTTCTTTTTTTTTGGTATTACATTATTTAAATATAAAAGAGCTCCAGATTTTAATAAAAAACAACCTCGGGGATTTTCGTCCTTGCGGAACAGCGGCCGCTTTAGCGGATGATGTGAAGCATTGGTATATTTTCGTAAAAGAACTTATATATCCACCATACACTTTTCGTTCTCATCAAGTCAATTATCCGAATAATCTGTTTTTAAAGCTTTAGAATGACATGGTCGCGATAGCGATCCATGGAATCAGATTTATACAGGTGCGTCACCAGCGCCCCGAATTGATCAATACAGCTAAGTTTACATACCTGCGATAAAAAACCAGCACAGGCAAATCTGATACGTTTAAATTACAAATTTAAGCCTTCACGCTAAAAAAGCCGCTACTAACACCATTAAGATGCAGCAACGGCTAATATTATATGTTTTTAAAATCAAGATATGGCATAAATACTTTTTTAGCAATATTGATTTCTCTTTCTAATCCCACCAGTTTATTAAAAATATCAGTATCGAGAACCAGTGGAGGTAGTTCTTCTGTAGGTATGTCATTGATTTTTTGAATCACTAACGATTCAAAAATCTCAACATCTTTTTTTATATATTTTATATAATCTAATACATCTTCATTAAATAAAAATTCTTTTTTAGATGTTTCTTTTTCATAATCACAAAATAATTTTCCAACTTCTTCGATATATTGCTTCATATCTTTTAACCTAGTATTCTGTTCCATTGGCAGCACAGATTTTTTTGTAGGTAATTGGGTATAGTGTGAAATAACATCTAACAATTTAATTGTTTGCAGATAAATTTCATAACGAGTTTCGTACAAAACAAGATTCACTTGTTTTTGCATCAATTCATTTTGTCGTTGAGTCAGTTTGTTCTGTCGTATACCTAGCCATACCATTATGCCTAATGTAATTACGGCCGCCCCAGCCTGCACCAGCGTTCCATACGTAGCCCATGACGTTAGAGATTCATTATTTGAACTTGCTACAGTTTCAGCTGACCCAGTAGCCAAATAGTAAATAATAATGAGTGCAATTATTAAAACACAAAAAGCTTTTCCATACATAAACATCATCCTTGCTAATAATTTTTTTATCATCTCTACTCTATTAAAGAACGTACTGATTTGTACGCTCAATCTTCAATTCCTGCTTTAAAA